ACAATAAGTGTTAACAACAGTTAATTTATTTCTTTAATACTTTTTAACTAAAATAATTTGGTGGTTTAATATATTTGCTGTATCTTTGCACCGTGTTTAATAAACAATATAAGTTTAACAATTTAAATTAGGTAAGTTATGAATGAAAATTTTAATGAAACTGTTTTCAACTGTATTACAAGTGTTAACGCTCTTATGACTTCAAAAGAAGTCGCTAAAGACGATAAGGCGGTTGTTAAGTTGAACCGCTTTAAGAAGTGGTTGAATGAGTTTGCAGCTGCAAACGGTTTGAACGAAGTAAAGTAACAACAGAAGTTTAACGTTTTAAAAAGATTAAGTTATGGATAAAGGTTTTAGTTTTGCAAGTAAGTTCAATAGGACAAGTTTCGGTATTGATACAACCGATTTTCCGTTTGTAAAGTTGACCGACATCTACAACAGCGACAAAGACGGTGGCGGTGATGTAGTTCACCCTATCAATGGTTTGTACGTTCACAAATCGCAGTTGGGTGATTCGCCTGTTATTATAGACGCAGAAAACAAGCGTTTGGTGAACTTACCACAGTTCACAGGTAACACAGTTCGTGAGATTCTCGCAGATAGTGAGGCGGTTGACGCTATCAAAGCCAACAAAGTTGGTTACACGATTTACGAATATGAATCGCACGCAAAGAAATGTTATAGTATAACTTTCGTTGATAAGTAGTTTTTCGTAGGGTAAAGGGTGGATAACGTGACGGGGTAAACAGTAACTTTGTTTATTGTTGCCCCGTTTTTTTTGCTTCATTTTAAAACTGTAATAATATGGCTAAATTGAATCCGATAGGTTTTTCAAAAAGAACTTTTGCATCAACTTCTAAAATACACGTAGATAAGCAGATAATGGATGCAATAGAATCACGTGGCTATTTACGCAAAGAAATCGCCAGTGTGTTTCAACAGGCAAATCGAAGAATCCAAAACGTGGAAAAAACGGGTTTGGTTTCGCCCGCAGTTGTTGCGTTGAACAAAGGTGACATCAAAGGTTTCGCAAAATTTTCAATGAAACACGATTGGAACGATTTAAAAATCGAATATTCAAAAGCGGTTTCTTTTTTGCAACAACCTACATCCACAGCAAGCGGTACACGTGAGTACTCAAATCACTTAAAGAAATCTTATGACTTAAACGACAAAGAATTTAAGTTGATGCAAAACAAATTAATGGGTAAAATTGCAAGTGTTTCCGATGAACGATTTTTGGAACAATACTTAATGCAGTACAAAGATTTCACGGGTGAACTAGAACAGGAATCCCGTGACGTGTCCGACCAAATCGAAGACGATGCGGTTAGAATTGAAAATGCGTTGGATGATGCAATAGACCAAATCGCCCACAGTGGAACAGCAGAAGCATACGTGAATGGCGTTGACGAATTTAAAACGGATGAACCGTTAAAAAAGATATTGCAAGAATTTGAAAAGTTTGGTTTATAATGAAGAAAATGCCCTTTGAACTACAAACAGAAATTTACACCCCAAAAGATATTGCAAAGGTTTTATCTTTGGCGGTTAACGAAAAGAATTTTACGGGCAATAATAAGGGCGAAAAGTTCCTTAATGTGCCCGTGTCTTTCGATATTGAAACGACATCTTTTTACAGGGATGCGGATGGCGAAACATACAGTTATGAACGTTATATGAAATTAGGCGGTAAACAAACCAAAATGGAAAAATGTTCTTTAATGTATGTGTGGCAATTTGGAATAAACGGTTTTTGTATTATTGGTAGAACGTGGGATGAGTTTTTGAATATGTTAGCCGAAATCGTGGCTATATTGGAACTTTGCCCGAAAAAGCGTGTTATTATATACGTGCATAACTTAGCTTATGAATTTCAGTTTTTCCGTGAATTGTTAGATTGGGAAAAAGTTTTTTCTATAGACCTAAGAAAACCGATTTACGGAATAACTAAAACGGGTTTAGAGTTCCGATGCAGTTACTTACTTTCGGGTTATTCGTTGGCGAAATTGGGTGAACAACTTCACAAATATAAATGTGAAAAGTTAGTCGGGGATTTAGATTATTTCCTGTTGCGCCACAGCGAAACACCGTTGACCCAAAAAGAAATCGGTTACTGTTTGAACGACATAAAAGTTGTGATGTGCTATATACAGGAATTAATAGAACAATATAAAGGAATAACACGTTTACCGATTACAAAAACGGGGTTTGTACGCAAGTATTGTCGTTCGGTATGCTTTAAAACAACTGACGAAACAGGCAAGACGATTCCGAACTTTAAATATATTGATAAGATTCATTCTTTGAATATTACAGGTTTAGAAGAGTTTTCTATGCTGCAAAGGGCTTTTTCGGGCGGTTTCACACACGCAAACGCAAAATATGCTGACGAAGTAATTGAAAACGTAGATAGTTACGATTTTACTAGCAGTTACCCTTATGTTATGGTGTCGGAAAAATTCCCTATGAGCACAGGTGTTTTTGTTCCTGTAAAGTCTATGAAACAGTTTGAGTTTATGACTAGCAAATTTTGTTGCGTGTTCGATGTAGAGATTACAAACATTTTTGCGAAATCAGAAAACGAAAACCCTATATCGGTAAGTAAATGTTTCGTCAAAGAAAACGTTTCCGAGAATAACGGTAGATTGGTTTGTGCAAAGAAAATCTGTATGACAATTACAGAAATAGATTACAAAGTGTTTTCACAGTTTTACACGTGGGGGCAAATAAGAATCGGGCGAATGATTTGTTACCGCAAAGAATATTTGCCAACCGAATTTGTGGAATCAATTTTGCACCTGTATGAAATGAAGACGAAACTTAAAGGTGTAAAGGGTAAAGAAGTGGAATATCTGAATAGCAAAGAAATGCTTAATAGTTGTTACGGTATGTGTGTTACAAACCCGTTGCGTGACGAAATTTTGTGTGACGGTGAAAATTGGGATGTGGAACACCTTACAGGCGAAAAGCAATTAGAAATGCTCAATAAATACAACGATAGCAAAAACCGCTTTTTATTTTACCCGTGGGGTATTTATGTAACCGCCTATGCACGTAGAAACCTGTTTACGGGTATTTCTGAATGCGGTGACGATTACATATACAGCGACACCGATTCAGTCAAAATAATGAACGGGGATGTCCACAAAGATTACTTCAAAGCATACAACGATTTAGCACAACAGAAATTGCGTGCAGCCTGTAAGCATCATAAAATCCCCTTTGAAAAAGTTGAACCCGTAACGATAAAGGGAATCGCAAAACCTTTGGGGGTTTGGGACTATGAGGGTAGATATACCCGTTTTAAAACTTTGGGTGCTAAAAGATATATGGTTGAAGAAGAAAATGCCCTTACAGTAAACGGTAAAAATTATAATTACTCTATGACTGTTTCGGGTGTGAACAAAAAATCAGCTATCCCCTATATGGTGGAAACGTACGGTGAAAATGGTGTGTTCGATGCGTTCACAAACTATCTAGACATTCCACCGAGTGCAACAGGTAAGAACATCCACACGTATATAGATTACGAACAAACGGGAACGATAAAAGACTATAAGGGAAACGTTTCAAGTTACGATACGACCACAGGGGTACACTTAGAACCAACGGGGTACACTTTAAGTCTTTCAGTTCTTTATATAAATTATTTAATGGGAATAAGATTAAAAAAGGAATAATATGAAACAGAAAAAAGAAAAAGTTGAAACACCAAAATTTTACACGTTGAATCGTATTTTATCAAAGAATGCAGATTACAACGTGATTTTCGGTGAACGTTCCAACGGCAAGACGTATGCAACGTTGTTGTATGGAATCAAAGAATATTTGCGCACAGGTAAGCAAATGGCTTATATTAGACGTTGGCGAGAAGATTTGAGGGGCAAACGTGCCGAAAGTTTGTTTGCAAATCACGTGGCAAACGGTGTGATAAAAGAACTTACAAACGGTAAGTTTAACGAAGTGTTTTACGTTTCGGGTAAATGGTTTCTTTCGTTCTATGATGCAGAAACGAAAAAACGTGTGCCCGAAAACACACCGTTCTGTTATGGTTTTTGTCTTTCAGAACAGGAACACGAAAAGTCTAGCAGTTACCCGAACATAACTACTATTGTTTTCGATGAGTTCCTAACAAGACGTTATTATTTGCCCGATGAGTTTATGCTATATATGAACCTGTTGAGTACAATTATTCGTCAAAGAAATGATGTTAAAGTGTTTATGTTAGGTAACACCGTGAATCAGTTTTGCCCGTATTTTACCGAAATGGGATTGAAACAGGTGCGAGTGATGGAACAGGGCACAATAGATATTTATAAGTTCGGTGAGCACGGTGCAACCGTTGCTGTTGAATATTGCAGTACTGTTGTCAAACAGAAAGCGAGTAACAAATATTTCTGTTTCGACAACCAAAATTTGCAGATGATTACGGGCGGTAAATGGGAACTAGCAGTATATCCCCACCTACCTGTAAAATATAAACCGAGGGACGTGTTGTTTGTCTTCTATATTCAGTTTAACGAAATGACGTTACAGGGTAACGTGATACAGGTTGAGGACAAAGAAAACGGTGTGAATAATTTCATTTACATTCACAACAAAACAACACCGATTAAGGACACCGACAACAGTTTGATTTATTCGTTGCAGATGAATGGCAAACCGAACTACAAACGAAAGTTGTTGAGTACTGCAACGTATATAGAATCGCAGATAACTAAATATTTCGCAATGGATAAGGTATTTTACCAAAGTAACGAAATTGGCGAAATCGTTCGTAACTATTTGATGGCGAGTACTCGCAGTAACATTATTACTTAATGACTGTTAACAGGGGTTAAAAATGTTTCACGTGAAACAATTTTTCCCCTGTTTATTTGGTGAAACCAAATAAAGTTATTATCTTTGCAGCATCAAATAACAAAGTTAAAAAAAGCTATATGGATGCAAATGGAATAATCTCGCTTATTAGCAACGTTGGTTTCCCTGTTGCGGTGTGTGTCGCACTTTTCTTCTATATGGAAAAACAGAACGAACGACACCAAAACGAAACCGACAAGTTAAATGAAACGGTACAAAGTAACACAAAGGTGCTCGCAGAACTTTGCACCTTAATTAAAACTTTAATTAAGTGATGGAAAAAGAAAACTTATATAACAGGTTTCAAACAGAAGTTAAAAACAAAGATTCTGCATTATTTACATTTATGCACCGTGTTCTTTGTATGACTTCAAAGATGTTTGAGTACACGGGCACACCCGAAACAATTCCACCTGTTGAACTTGAAAAGATTCTTCAAACAACGGGTAACGTTGGAATCGCAGAAGTGAACGGGGAACTGTATGCTTTACAGGGCACACGTGGTGGCGAGTGTGACGCTTATTATCACGGCAAAGATTACGTGGTTGCAAACCCGTGGTTAAATTTGAACAAGACGTTCAAGATTGATGAGGATATTGTAGTTATCAATAACACACCGTTTGCGGATTCGCTTATGCCTATTATCGGCAAATATGGTGTACTTTACACGGATGCCACAATAACTTTAAATTTGGCTAGCATATTGACCCGTATCACTATGTTAATTTCGGCAAGTGACGATAAGACCAAACAGAGTGCAGAATCGTTCTTACAGAAAATTTTGAACGGTGATTTTTCTGTTATCGGTGAAAATGCCTTTTTCAAAGGTGTAAACTTACAGACCCCACCGACACAGGGAAACCAACAAATCGGGCAATTAATTGAACTGTTGCAGTACTACAAAGCATCAATGTTCAACGATTTAGGTTTGAATGCAAACTATAATATGAAACGTGAGCGTTTGAACACGCAAGAAGTTTCAATGAATATTGATGCGTTGATGCCTTTCGTTGATTCAATGTTAACAGAACGTGTTGAGGGTGTGAAACGTGTTAACGAAATGTTCGGTACGGATATTACCGTAACTTTGGGGTCAAGTTGGAAAATCGAACACGAAAATTATTTGTCGTTGCTCAAAGCAACAGAAGACGGGCACGAACACACCGACACAGAAGACGTTGACCCTGTAACGGAAAACGAAACAGAAGAAACGCAAGAAACAGAAGAAACGGAAACAGAAACAGAAGAAACAGAAGAAACAGAAGAAACAGAAACAGAAACAGAAGAAACGCAAGAAACAGAAGAAACAGAAGAAAACAAAGATGAGAATCAATGAACTATTCACAACTGAAAACGGTTTATTTGAAAAAATCTTTAAACCGTTGTTTCCTGTTTTGTATGAATCAATATTCGGGAATGACGACCCGAAAATAATAGATATTGATTTTCGTTTCAAATATGGAAACAGAACTTTGTGTGATGCTGTTACAAACGAAACTGCAAACGATATTGTTAAAGGTATTATTACAGTGAAGTTTGACGAATGGCAAAAACAGATTCAAGTGTTTAATAAAGAATATGACGTGTTGAACCCTGTAACGTCACATACAACGGAAACAACAAGTAACACCGTTGACGAAACAGGCAATAACAGCACAGTCGATTCAAGTGTAACTTTTAATAATGGGGAATTTGGAAATGACACGAAACAGCAAAGAGATTCCACAGGGAACAGACAAGAAACGGGCACGAAAACAACTATTAAGAACGGTGTTCCGTCTAGTGTTCCAACTAGTGAAATTATTCAAAAAGAAATGAGTTTGCGCAAAACTAATTTCAAAACGCAAGTGATGACAGAACTTGCAAAAGAGTTAACAATAGATATTTATTAATACATAAAATTTTTATAAAAATGAATGTAAAACAGATTTATAGTTTAGTTAACACCGTTTCGGGTGAAGTTTTGGGTAAAACCGGTATTGTCAACGAAGACCTTACAGGTTTGGTTGATTTGGGTAACGAAGTGTTCAACCAAAATGCCTTGGATAATTACGTTAAATCGTTGGTTAACCACATCGGTAAGGTTGTTTTCGTGAACCGCCCTTATTCGGGTAAAGTTCCATCCGTTTTGATGGATGCGTGGGAATTTGGTAGCGTTTTGGAAAAGATTTCCGCTGACGTTCCACAGGCTGAGGAAAACGACACGTGGAATCTCAAAGACGGTACAGAGTACAAACAAGACGTGTTCCACAAACCGACCGTTTCCGCTAAGTTCTTCAACTCAAAGGTAACTTTTGAAGTTCCTGTATCAATTACCGAAAGACAAGTAAAGGAATCTTTCAGTAGTGCAGAGCAGTTGAACGGATTTTTGTCTATGATTTATTCCGCAGTTGAGAAATCAATGACTATCAAGACGGATGCGCTTGTTATGCGCACAATTAACAATATGATTGCGGAAACATTGATTGCCGACAAAACCGCTTTCGGTTGGGTAGCATCAACAAACGAAAAGGTTAACTATGCGAGTGCGTCAACAGTACGTTGCGTGAACCTGTTGAAACTTTACAACGATAAGACGGGCGCACAGTTGACTGCTAGCGCAGCAGTAACCACACCCGATTTCATACGTTTTGCAGCCTATACAATGGGTTTGTATGCCGACCGTTTGCAGACAATTTCAACTTTGTTCAACGTTGGCGGTAAGGAACGATTCACACCGAAAGACGTTTTGCACACCGTTCTGTTGTCCGATTTCGCAGCAGCTGCAAAAGCATACCTGTATGCCGACACGTTCCACAGCGAGAACGTTCTGTTGCCACAGGCTGAAACCGTTGCAAGTTGGCAAGCAACAGGCAAAGACTATGCTTTCGCCAACGTTTCAAAGATTGACGTTAAATCGGCAAGCGGTGCGAGCGTTTCAGTTAGCGGTGTGTTGGGTGTGATGTTCGACCGTGACGCGTTGGGTGTTACAAATTTGGATAAGCGAGTAACCACCAACTACAACGCAAAAGCAGAGTTTTTCAACAACTATTTCAAGTTTGATGCGGGTTACTTCAACGACACAAACGAAAACTTTGTTGTGTTCTTTGTTGCCTAATTTTAGTTGTTTAACTGTTGGGGTGTTCCTGTAGTTGATAGCACAGGGATGCCCCTTTTAGCTTTTAAGGTATGGTTAAAATTAAAACTTTCATTTTCAACGGTAAACCGAATGAAGTAAACAAGACTTTACAGGAAAACGAAGAATATACGGGTGTGTTGAATGCAACGTTCAACGTTTTAACCCCTGTTGTTCGTTTCAGAACACGAACCCCTGTAACGTTTAACTATGTTTACATCGAAAGTTTGAACCGTTATTATTTCGTTTCTGAAAAACAACAAGACGGGGATATTTGCACCGTTCGTTTACGTGTTGACGTTCTGTTTACTTATAAGGACATTATTTTAAACAGTACTGCAACGTTGACAAAAAGCGAAAACGGAAACAAATATCTTTCAAACCGTTCAAACGTTGTTGACGTTCGACCTAATATCAGAAAACTAGATTTTCCGAATAAGGGGTTGTTGAACGAAACGGGTAGTATTGTTATGGTAACTATTAAAGGTAACGTTTAAAATATGACTACATTTGATATAGAATATATTTGTACTAATTGCGAAAAAACGGATAAAGCTAGTAACACCTACAAAAACGATTCATCCACTGAGGGTGTTTATGCTGCAAAAGCAGTTGACGGATGCTTTTTTGTTGAAAATGACGGTGATAACTGTTATATGGAAACAATGGGCACAAATGGGGTATTACGTACATTTAAAATTAATTTGCAGAAAGTTAATTCTGAATACGATTCGCAAGTAATAAATGGCACAAAAGCAGGTATTACATCAGACGGAAAATACATTTGTGGACTTTATACATCGGGTAGCGCAAACACAGGAACACGAAAAGTATATTTTAAAGCTAGCGGTGGAACACCCGAACCACCAACAACAACGAATTTGTTAACTTATGACACAACAGGGTTAACGGGTGACGTTACAATAACAGACAAACAGGGAACGGATGCCCACCACTTCGATATAACTGTAACGGGTAACGGTGACGGTACATTTAGAAATTTAGTTGTCGACTATCAAAATTGGGATGGCGATTATATTAAAGACGAACCGTTTAACGTGTCGGGTAACGTTGCAACACTTACTGTTTATTGTTCTAAAGGTGACGAAATCACGATAACAGGTGAGTTTGTAAGCGGTGGAACACCCGAACCGCCAACACCGCCAACACCAACGAACTTGTTAACTTATGACACAACAGGGTTAACGGGTGACGTTACAATAACAGACAAACAGGGAACGGATGCCCACCACTTCGATATAACTGTAACGGGTAACGGTGACGGTACATTTAGAAATTTAGTTGTCGACTATCAAAATTGGGATGGCGATTATATTAAAGACGAACCGTTTAACGTGTCGGGTAACGTTGCAACACTTACTGTTTATTGTTCCAAAGGTGACGAAATCACGATAACAGGTAGTTTTATATCGGGTGTTCGTGAACTTCAAATAACCAACAATATTCAGAACACAACGGTAAGTTCGGTGGCGAGTGAAACAAATTACACCGTAACGGTTACAGGAAACGCAAAGGGAATGTTTAACGGTACACCTACAATTACATATGGTGGCGAAACCTACAATATGACTGTAACGAACCAAACCGCAACGGCTATTGTGCCTATAGCAACGGAATCGGTTATTATCAACGGTGAGTACTTGCTAGGTGAATATATCGAAGTTCAATACGGTTTGACTAATTGCGAAATCGTGGGCGATAAACCTGTAAAGGTTAAAACGGGTCAAAGTTACACGTTTAATTTCAGAGCAAACCCGAACACGGAATTGACCGAAATTGAAGCAAATTTCACAGATGATAACGGGGATCCCGATGTTACAAACGGTACAATATCAGAAGACAAACAAACGGGTAGTGTTACGTTTGAATTAACACCGAATGCGGTTGATTTGAATATCGTTGCGAATGCGAATGTAGTAACACCGCCAACGATTAAAAATTACGGTGCGATAAACGTTTATATCGTTACGTTGGCGAATTTGGATGAGTTTGCAAAGAAACGATTCTTTGTTCAAACAGGTGAAACAGAAACGGGTGCAAAATATTCAGAAGTAAATTTGGGTCAATATGTAAACCGTATCAAAAGAATCTTTACAACTGTTCCCGTTGGCGGTGATGATGTTCTGAAATGCGGTAACTTCAACACTGAGATAAATGTTAAATATCCCGATAGTGATGTTGTTGTTCTAGATTTCGGAAACGTTGAACTAACAGGGGCAAACGGTAACAATGAAGACTTTAACGCACAGGTACAGATGTTTATACCGTGTCGGGGTGTTGTTACTATAGATAGTAAATATATCGGTAAGACGATTAATTTAACTATCAAAGTAAACGTTATTACGGGCGATTCTGTTGCGTTGTTATCGTGTGACGGTGTAACGTTCCAAATTGAAAGTTTTTCTTTGTCACGTGATGTTCTTTACCGTTTGGGAACGGATTTAAACGTTGTTGGCGGTGAACAATGGAACGAACAAATTTTGTACGGTTTAGAACCTTATGTATTGATTACTGAGAATTTAACCGTTGATGTTCCTGTAAACAACACGCAAGAAAACGTAACGATAAATGATGTTACAGGTTTTGCACAGTTTGCCAACGTGAATTTGAACACGGCAAATCTGTTGGTAGATGAATATAACGAAATTGTTTCACAACTTGAAACAGGTGTTTATTTATAAAAGAAAACGGGCGGTAAAATTGTTACCGCCTGTTTTCTTATTTTGTATTATTAAATTCGTTGGCTAAACCTTTGCCACAAATAAAATCTAAAGCACGGTTTTTCTTTGCTTTTTCTGAATCAAGTTTGCAAGAAATAGTTTTTATTACTAAGGTTTGCGCTTTTAATGTTTCAATAACAGAATTTAAAAGCATACCGTTTGTGCCTGTTGTTTCTTCTGCTATATGCTGCAAATTTTCTGTTGAAACTTTAATAGACTTCAACAAAATTTCTATTGCTTTTTCCATAACTATTTCTTTTCAAGATTCTGTATAATTTGGTTACGGGGTTTTCCGTTACGGGAACAAACGGAAATATGAAACCAAAAAGAAGAAGACCCTTTGCGGTGTTCCTTAATAAATTGGTCAAAACCACCTGTTTCTCTGAGAACCTTTTCCAAATATTCCATATCAGCACACACCACATCGGCGGCTAGACCTTTTAGGTGTTGACTGTTAGCGACACCGCCAACCGCTTTATTTAACATCGGTGAACGATAACCGCTATTAATCAGAATCGGTTTACCTAACTTTTCACGGATGACGTCTAAATAATCAGCCAACCGATTCAAGTTGTCAACGATTTCAAACGTTGGCACATTGTCAATGCCCAAACGTTTTGCAGTTGTTGAGTTGATAAACTCGCTTAAACTAAAATACTTAATCTTTTTCATATACACTATTATTTAGGTGAAACAATGAACCACTTGCGAGAATCTTTGTGCGTTGGAAAACGACCTTTAACCGTTATCTTACAATCTCCCTGTAAGCAGTCGATTTTGTTGTTGAAAAACTCGCTTACTTTGTCCGAACGAACCATATACACGGTTTCTTTGTCGGTTTGTGTCAATGTAATCTTAAAATATGGATGTTCCATATATCATTTATTTTATGCCTGTAAGGGGTGAACCTTACAGGCGGTTAAACATTTATTTGATTCTTTTGCTTGTTTGAATCAACTGTAAGAATGAACTAGCATTCTTACCTAATTTGTTGCAAAGTTGAGTAACACAGCATCCATATTCGTTGATGTAGTTCAAACTATCTTTTGATTCAAAGACGGTGTAAACGTCTTTCGTCAACTTTGGCAATCTGTTGTGCTTGATGCAGTTTGTTTCGTGTTCAAACATAACTTTTGCCACATCAGCAAAAACACCTGTAACGATTTGCGTTTCACGTGATGTTTCACTTTTTACACGTGTACCGTCAACAGATAAAACGGTTTCAAACTCTAAAGTAATTTCATACGTTGCCATATTCTTGTATTTTAAAGGGTTGAACTAAATTTCTAAATCTGTTGCAAAGATAAGCATTTTCCACGCTGTCTCTTATACACATCTGACGCTGCCGCCGATATGCAGTGT